GTAAGGTTCTTTGGCAACAAGGATACCGAATGGTTGATAATTCTAACGATACACCATTACAAGATGGTTCTAAATAGTTGTTCGTTCATAGTTCCTCACCCCTAAAAAGGTGGGGTTTTTTATATATATTTGCAGTTCATATTGGAAAATTTAGGTTTAAGCCCCATTTAGTCTTATTTGGGGCTTTTTTATGTATCATAAAACGCACTATTTGACACATATTTATCCCTTATAAGTCAAATTGAACCATTTATCCTTATTATTTGCCGTTCATCACATTTATTTAAAATAATTGGCTTGTTTGATAAAGTTATAAGGTTTTACCCTATCTTTGAATCCTAAACCAAAACAACCAATATGAACAGACTAAAAACTCCACAAGAGAAAGCAAACGAACGCTACAAAGCTGAAAGCATCAAACCACTTTATGCATTTATTATTGTATGCGTGGCATTTTTAATTACCGCAATCCTTCAAAACATTTAACCTATGAAAACACCAATGCAATTACTATTAGAGTACATTAAAACTGCTCACACCTTTACATTCCTTCCAGAACAATTAGCAAAAACTATTGAAGATAAATATTTGCCAATGGAAAAAGCTGATTTAAGAAATGCGTTTGACAATGGCGAAATTAACGTATGGAACGGCAAAAGAGATGAATCTTTTGAATTTGAAGGTGGTATAGACTATTATAACAAAACCTATAAAAACTAATTTATGAATGCAATTGAAACACTTATTTACACATTAGAAACTCAATTAAAGACAATGCCAAGTGGCTATGTAAAAGAAACAGTAACCGCCTGTAAGGAATTAGCCGAAGGCATAAAAGAAATCTATGAAAACCCTAATAACAACATTAGTAACCAACCAAATCAAGACTAACCTACAAACCGAAGCTGACAACAAAGGCATAACCTTAAGTAAGTTGGTTTATAAAATCCTAAAACAATATGAGCAAACTAATTTATCAAGAGAAACAACTGAAGTTGCACAAAAGAGCAACAACGCTACTGGAACTGCTAAAACAAGCACAAGGAAGGCAAAATCTATTTGAGGCTGACCTTGCTGAATGGAGGCGAGGTTTAGATGACACAAGGACAATGATTAGCGAGGAGGATTTATTAATCAAAATTGCAAGGATGAATGACATCCAGCGCAGAATCCTTAAAAGCTACCATTACTTGATTTTGGACCTTTACACCTTAACAGAAGACTTTATGTTACCAATAAACCTTTTACATTTCTAATGAGAGAAGTACACAAAACATATATGGCAGAACTTGAAATAGAGGTTTTGCGAGAAAAAAATAAAAAACTAAAGCAAGAGATAAATCAATTAAAGGATTTATTAGACAAACATTTAAACATAAAAACAACAAGAATGGACAAAGAACAACAAAAGGAGTATGCAATTCAAATAGCCGAAAAAGTGTGCAATTATTACCAAATTAACTACGGAAAAATGATGTCCAAATACAGGGGCGAGGAGGTTACTTTGGCAAGACAAATGACTATGTACTTTACCAAAGAAAAGACTGAATTAAACGGCGAGGAAATAGCTAAATTGTTTAATAGGGATAGGACAACAGTATTGCACTCAATTCAAAAGATTCGTGGACAATTGACAAATAAGTTTGATGATACCATAAAAAATGACATTTTCAACTTAAATGTGCTACTTTAATTTGGTTATTAACACTAAACTACCTAATTTTAAACTCTAAAACCAACCAATATGAACGAACAACAACTGGCTAAAAAGCCACAACTTTCGTACACGAAAGACCAAGTAGAGTTAGTAAAATCGCAGATTGCTCCAGAGGCAACAGTTGATGAACTAAAGCTATTTCTTTATCAAGCCCAAAGGACAGGACTTGATGCATTATCAAGGCAGATTTATTGCATCCACAGGAACGTTAAAACGCAAAACGGATGGTCTAAAAAAATGACCATTCAAACAAGCATTGATGGCTTCCGAGTAATTGCTGAAAGAAGCGGAAACTATGGTGGACAAAGCGAACCAATTTTTACTGAACAAGATGGTAAATTAATATCTTGCAAGGTATCAGTATTTAAGTTTAGGGGAGATGTAAGATATGAAGCAGCCGTTGGAGTAGCTTACTGGGATGAATACTGTCAAACAACAAACGATGGTAAACCTATGGGATTATGGTCAAAAATGCCTCATACGATGTTGGCAAAAGTGGCAGAAAGTTTGGCATTAAGACGTGCATATCCTAATGATTTAAGCGGTCTTTACACAGGAGATGAAATGGCACAAAGCGATGAAAAACCAGCCTACATTAAAACGCACGATAATCTTGATGACTTGGAGTTAGCTATTGATTTATGTATAAGTACAAACGAATTGGCTGAACTCTACACATTGAATCAAGAATTAGCCGATAAAGAAGTAACTAAATTATTTACCAAGAAAAAACAAACTTTATGACACCATTAACAAGATTATGGGATTTAAGAGAAGCAGTTAAGTTTTGGAATTACAAAGTAGATACAAGCTATCCTCAAAACGCAAGTGAAATGATTCATCAATTAAATTTAGCTAAGTATAAACTTAAACTACATAAACAAAAACACTTCCCAGAGTTATTAGAGCAACCTAAAAGGGATTACGTTCCTTATCAAATGTTAGCTGATAAATTTGAAGTATTTGAAAACTATTTAAACGATTAATTATGCCTTATTCAACTTGCTGCGGAGCATATACCGATATGGATGAAATTGGAATTTGTCCAGATTGTTTAGAACATTGCGACTGGGAAGAAGAAGAAGATGAGGAAGAATTAGAACAAGATAGACAAAACGAAATAGCATTAGAACAAGAACAATTAAATAAACATTAAACTAAAAACAATGATTGTATTAAACATTTGCAAAGAGGAAATTAATTGGAAAGAAGCTAAAAACGGGAAACACTACGCAAACGTAGCTACCGACTTCTTAAAGCAACCAGATGAAAAAGGAAACACCCACACAGTATGGAACAACCAATCAATGGAGGAAAGAGCAGAAAAAGCAAAGAAAAACTATTGTGGTAGAGGTAAACAAGTTTCTTATAATGCACCAACTGCTAAAAAGGAATTTTCCGTAAACCAACAAGAAAGCGAGGACGATTTACCATTCTAAAACAACCCCTCGTTGGGCGATAACGTTAAGCGCAAATTTAAAACCTACAACTATGAGCCAAAACCAACAAATCGCAAACTACCTAAATGCTGGTAGAAAGTTAACCCCTATTGATGCTTTAAACAAGTTCGGTTGCTTTAGATTAGCAGCACGAATAGCAGACCTTAGAAACGATGGTATGAATATTAAAACAACTATTGTTAAGCTGAAAAATAAGAAGCAAATAGCACAATATTCGGTTAATTAGTTTAACTTTGTACAAAGGTGTCGGATACCTTATACTAACTTATTGGCTCAAAGCTGAAACCCTAATCCGACTGGGGTGGAAGCCGAGAGCCTTTTTTAATTTATGGAAATTAATAAAATTTACAATGAACCTTGTTTAGAAACGCTTAAAAAAATGCCAAATGATTTTTTGGATTGCGTGATTAGTTCACCACCATATTGGCAATTAAGAGATTATGGTTATGATGGTCAATGGGGATTAGAACCAACATTTGAAGAATATCTTGAACATTTATGGGAAATGATGGATGAAATTTATAGAGTTCTTAAACCATCTGGTACTTGCTGGATTAATTTAGGTGATACATATAATAATTCTGGATGGGCAGGAGATAGAAAAGATAAATATAATGACCAACCTATTGTTGCATCTGGAACTAAAGCTGGTAGAGGTGGGCAAAAAGGATTTCCAGATAAATGTTTAATTCTTATACCACATAGATTTGCAATTGGTTGTATTGATAGAGGATGGTTAGTAAGAAATGATATTATATGGGCAAAAAGAAATGGTATGCCAGAGCCTGTTAATGATAGATTTACTAAAAAACACGAATATATATTTTTAATGACTAAATCAAAGAAATATTATTTTGATTTAGATGCTATAAGAGATAAGCATATTTGGGAAAGTGATAAAAGAAATGATGGAAATAGACACCAATATAATGAAGGTTCAAAAAGTTTAGATGATAGTAATGTTGGCGCAAATGCAGTTTCATTTAATCCTAAAGGTAAAAATCCAGGTTCCGTATCTGATTTTTGGGATGTTAAAACGAAACCTTCTTCTACAAAGCATTATGCTTCTTATAATGTTGAATTAATTACTAAGCCAATTTTAGCTGGATGTCCAGAAAATGGTTTAATTTACGATCCGTTTATGGGAACTGGAACAACTGCTATTCACGCAATAAATAATAACAGAAAATTTATTGGTAGTGAAATGAGTCAAGATTACATAAAAATATGTAATGAAAGAGTAAATAATGAATTATCTAAATTGAAATTATTTTAATATGGCTAAAGACCCAGCATTTTTATTCTACCCTAATGATTACATAGGTGGAACTATGGGTATGACTTTTGAGGAAAAAGGTGCATACATTGAATTACTAATGTTACAATTTAATAGAGGTCATATGGATGGTCATATGATAGGTCATTGTGTAGGTCAAATATGGGAAAGAATTAAATGTAAATTTATACAAGATGAACAAGGTTTATGGTATAATGAACGTTTAGATGTGGAAAAATCAAAAAGAAAGGCTTTTAGTGAATCAAGAAGGAATAATATTAAAGGTAATAATCAACATATGATAGGTCATATGACCACCCATATGGAAGATGAAAATGTAAATATAATTGAAGATAAAAATATAAATATAGATTTTGAATGGTTTTGGAATGAATATGATAAAAAGGTAGGGGATAAACAAAAGTTAAAAAAGAAGTGGAATAAATTAACAGATCAAGAAAGGCAAAATGCAATGAATTATATTGACCTTTACAAACAATCAGTACCAGACAAACAATTCCGTAAAAACCCAGAAACCTTTTTAAACAACAAATCTTGGAACGATGAAATCATTAACCGAAGTATTACCCCAATCCATAAACTCTCTTACGCAGAACGAGAGGCTAATGCACTTAGAAGTCTATAACAAACTTGAACCAGATGAATTAAAGGTTGTGGTTGCTTTAGATACAATGAGTGTTAGTAGATGCTCACCTATTGAGGTTAAGGAACATTTAAAGACCTGTATTGCTTTAAGCGGATGTCAAACACCTACAATTGAGTTATTTCAGTTTTTATGCGAATTTGTAATAAAGAATTACGGAAACTTTAAACTAAAGGAACTTGGAGTAGCTTTTGAACTTTACGCAATGGGAAAATTATCAGTTGATAAAGCAATTATGTTTACCCCTAAATTCTTTGGTGATGTGATGGCAGCGTATAAGCCGATAGCTTTACAAGTAAGACAAAAAACCTATGTAGAACCGCAACCAGTAGAAGTGCCAAAAATCAATGATGATGAAATTATTGAGGCATTGTACGAAAACTGGAATAAGTCGGCTAAAAGAGGCTGGGAGTTGCTAAATACAATGGCTTTTGATGTACTATGGAAACGGAAGGAACTAAACAAGGAAAATCTTAGTCCAGAGAAAGCAGATCAAATAAAGAAAAAGATAATAGCACATTACAAGGTAACTGCTAAAACACCTAAAGACTTAGAGAAATTAAATAACGAAATATTTATCAAAAACGAGTGCAAACGTTACACTTTGTACCTATTTTTACAAAACCAATTATGAAACAATTAACATTTATTTATGAATTAGCAAAGTTTATGCTGATATCAGTTCCTTTGGCATCTTTAATTTATATAACCGCACATCTATATTTTGAAATAAAAAGATTATGCTTAAAATATTTATAACCATAGCTATTTGGGAACTATTAAAACAACTTTATTACAAACTTATAAACCGATGACAGGAATTGACAACAACATTGAAGTAAGACTGATTTACTTAGATACAAAAGAGGAGATAGAATTTAGATCAATAGCAAAAGCAGTTAGGTTTTTACATACTGATTACAAAACAATTATGAGCTATATGAACCCAATTAACAAAAAACGATACAAGCATAACGATAGATTATGTGTTGTTAGATTGAAAAAGTAACCCTAATTTTGCTTTATGCCATTGATACCTTTACCCAAGTTGTTAGAAAAGACCCAAAAGGTAGTTAATGCGTACATAAGGAAAAGAGATGAAGGATTGCCTTGTATTAGTTGCGGAAGCTACAATGGTAATCAAGCTGGACACTACTTTACAGTTAAAGGTTATTCGGCTTTAAGGTTTAACGAATGGAATATACACTTGCAATGTGCTGGATGTAATATGTTTAAACACGGCAACCAAGCAATGTATAGGATTGGCTTAGTTGAAAGAATAGGTGAAAAAGCGGTGAAGGAGTTGGAGTTTGAGGCGGTTAACAATAGGCTAAAGAAATGGACAAGAACTGAATTAAACGAATTAATTGACAGATACAAGTAACATATTTGAAACGTGCAAAGAGCAAGAAATAGCAGGTTATCCTTGCTATGTTTTTGAAATTGATGGAACAACACATTATGTATTTGGCGAAACTCAAGAACAAAGATTTGATTTTATGGCAGATTTAATAAATAAATATGGCGAAAGTAAGCAGCAATAACAAAGTCAGCTTTGGCAAAAGAAAGTGTGGCAAGTACAAAAAGACATCTGGTCCAAAGGACAAGGCAGTTAAACCTTACAATAAACAAGGCAGATAATGAAAGATACTTACGGAAAGAAGCTATATACCTGTAAATGCGGTACAGTTACCGAAGGCTATGTTTGGTTTGGTAAGATAAAAGAAACGCAATTTGAATGTACTAAGTGTGGTAAATGGGTAGGATATGACAATTTAGAGAAAAAAATAGATAGTATTATTTCAATACGAACTCCAACAAAAAACCGATAATGAACATTAACGAAATCAAACCTAACCCCAACAATCCAAGAAAGATTGATGGTGATGACTTTGCTAAGTTGGTTAAGTCTATTCAAGAAGATCAAAAGTTATTAGAAGCGAAGCCATTAATCATAGATGAAAACAACGTAATCTTAGGAGGTAACCAGAGGTATCGTGCTTGTTTAGAATTAGGCATCCAAGATGTACCTGTTATCAAAATGCCTAACTTAACCGAAAGAGAAAAGCAAAAGTTACTCGTTATAGATAACACTCACTATGGAATGTGGGATATGGATATGTTAGCAAATAATGATTGGGGGATAGCTGATTTAGAAGAATGGGGTGTCAATGTGGACTTTCTCGTTCCAAGTAATGATGAACCAAAATCAATAGACAATACCAAAAAAGGTAAGGTTTGCCCTAATTGTGGCATATCTTTGTAAAACAATGGAAATACAATGGCAGGAATAGATAACTTAAAACACTTTGAAAAAGGTCAATCTGGTAACCCAAATGGTAGACCTAAAGGAGTTCAAAACTCAAAGACTCGTTTACTTAGGTTGCTTGAATTAGTACAAAAAAGAAGAAATCCAATTACAGGTGAAGATGAAGATTTTACTGTACTTGAATTGATGGATATGCAAATGATTAGCAAGGCATTGAAAGGCGACCAAAGAGCATACGAGGCAGTAGTTGATAGATTAGAAGGTAAACCTAAACAAACAACCGACATAACCGCCGACATAAAGGGTAATGTGCAAATAACCATAGAACCAGATGCAGATTGTCAACCAATTAAAGATTAAGGCTACACCAGTCTTTTATGCCAATAAAAAGGCATACGAGGATGGTTATCCAATAATATGCAATGAAGGTGGGTCAAGGTCAAGTAAAAGCTATTCGGTTGTTCAGTTGCTAATCCACATAGCTTTAACCAAGCCTAATACAAGAATTTCGTGCGTATCTCATTCCCTACCACATATCAAGCGTGGTGTTTATAGGGATTTCAAAAACATATTGGAGCAATGGAATATTTGGGATGAAAAGGATTTCCGATACACGGATTTTATTTACACGTTTAAGAACGGCTCTTATATTGAGTTGTTCGGACTTGAAGACCCTGACAAAGCAAAAGGACCAGCAAGAGATATACTATTCGTAAACGAGGCAAACCTAATTAGCAAGGCATTGTTTGACCAGCTTTTAATTCGTACAACTGGACAATCATTTTTAGACTGGAATCCAGCCGATTTTATTTCTTGGGTTTATGAGGTAGCTGATAACCCAATGAACAAGCGCATCCATTCTACTTACCTAAACAACATAACTAATCTAAGCGAAAGCCAAATAAGAAACATTGAGCAGTACAAAGATTTGCCTGATGACTTTATGTGGAAGGTTTACGGCTTAGGGGAGAGAGGGTCGGCAAAGGAAATTATTTACACTCAATGGAAACAATACGATGAAGCACCAGATGGGGATGTGTTCTATGGATTGGATTTTGGTTACGTTCACCCAGCTGCACTTATAAAGGTTACACACTACGAAGGACAAAACTACTTTGAGGAAATAGTTTATCAAAGCGGATTAACTCTTAGCGACCTATCAAGATTGATTAAAGAAAAGCTACCAGAACGTGCAACAATCTATGCGGATGCAGCCGAGCCTAAATCTATTGAGGAATTATACAGACAAGGGTTTAACATTAAACCAGCGCAAAAGGATGTATGGGCAGGAATTGTAAAGATGAAATCTTATCCAATAAACTTGCACTACAATAGCAAAAATCTAAGAAGGGAGTTTATGTCTTACAAATGGAAAAAGGATAAAAACGATAACGTAATAGAAGAACCTGTAAAGGCAAATGATGACTTGATGGATGCTTGTAGGTATGCCGTATTTACGCATTTAACCAAGCCTAAATTTGAGGTGTCGGTATTTTAGGATAAATTGTCTAACTTTGTTAAAATTCATATATAATGGGATTACTTGACTTTTTTACTAAAAGACAAAAACTATCT